TGGCTTCCGTGTAGGTGCGCTATGACCTATAACAACGACAACTACTACGAGCCAGCAGATGACGATTACAGCTTGGATCTGCAAGAGCGCATCTACGATGCCGTTAAGACTGATCCAGAGTACGACCCATCAGATATATTTAATTGGGGCGAGGCTCTACAGCAAAAGTGTAATGATCCCGACCTACAGGCTTTTCTGCGTGATTGCATTGAAAAGAAAGAATGGGACAAGTTAGGCAGGAAGTTATACTACCTGTCCTTTGAGTACCAAGAAGCTATTGCAGAACATTTTTTAACCAAGTGAAGGGGAAAACCATGTCAGTATTTACTAAATTAAACCAAGCACGAATCAAGCTACAGAATACCGAACTTAGCAAGTCGTGCCACAACAAGTTTGCAGGGTATCGATACTTTGAGTTGGGTGACTTCTTGCCTACCGTACAGAACATCTTTGCCGATCTAGGGCTTTGCGGCATTGTGTCCTACGGCACAGAGATAGCCAGCCTAACCATTGTCGATACAGAAGATAACAGCAATATCGTTATCACTAGCCCAATGGGATCTGCGGCTTTAAAAGGCTGCCATGAAGTACAGAACATTGGCGCAGTAGAAACCTATCAGCGTAGGTATTTGTGGGTTACTGCAATGGAGATTGTAGAACACGATGCTCTGGATGCGTCTGAGCCATTATCTGCAAAGCCTGAGTTTCCAGTAGCGTACTACATTGGCAATTTAGAGGCAGCAGAAAGCCCTGCCGAACTCCGAACCGCCTACGCTCTATCATACCCTAAATTCAACAACAATAAAACCGATCAGGCTAAGTTAGTTGCAGCTTACGAGCAGATGAAAGCGATGCTAAATGAAACTAGCGAATCAGCAGCCTGATAATGTATGCTCAGAATGTGGCCAAAAATGGGGAATACACAGACCAAAAGACCATCATTACAGGATATGGGTGGACAAGTGCGATGTGTGTTCCGATACCAGAGCCGTATGCGACTCGTCAGAATATGGATATTTAAAGGAAGGATGGGATGGTGGAAAGGAAATTTTGTACTAGTTGCCAGGTTTCACGAGAAGCTAGTGGTTTTAAGCTGGTAAAAGCTGGGCCTGTAAATAGATGGCGTTGTGGCGTATGTTTAATTAGACAAGCCGAACAAAAATATAAAGGAAAGAAAAAATGAAAAGTAACTATGTGTACACAAAAGCAGGAACAGATATTACGATTCGTTGGGCAAAGTTGTATAACTATGTGCCAGCTAGTGAGCAAGAGTTTTACAAAAAGAAGTGGGCCGACTTTCGTGCGATCTGCAATCAGTCCATAGAGGATATTCAGCCAGCAGTAGAGCCAGCAAAAGTCTATAAGTGGAAGCAAAAATGAAACCACATAAACACGCAGAACTAATTAAGGCATGGGCGGATGGTCAAGCAGAAGTTGAATATCGGTATCCAAAAGACGATGGCTCTTTGTCGTTATGGAAAGACTTAACTCAATGCGTATTCCATGAATGGTATGAATATCGCATTAAGCCTGAAACAAAGCCTGATGTTGCGAAATATGTCTATGCCGACTTTAGTGATAAGACTTACAGTTTTTTATTGGATGAAGTTGATATGGGTGATTCCAATCTAAAACTAACTTTTGATGGCGAAACAGGCGAACTTAAATCAGCAGAGGCATTGAAATGATAAACAAACATTGCCTAGAAGCCTTTAACAAGCTAGAGCAGTCTGTTTACCATCCGCAGGAATATTTTGCGCTGGGCTGGAACGCTGCGATAGATGCTATGTCTGCTGAGTTTGCTAAAAAATGGGAGTTAGATGAGCTTTCTGATGTACCATTTATAACCCAGCCAATTAACGAATCATTGGAAGATAAAGAATGAGCCGAGATTATTCAGAAGTATATTTAGATATTGTCAGAACCCTTAGAAGTTTTTATAACTACGAACTAAAGGGCAATACAGAAGCAGCGCAAAAGGCAGCAGTACGGACTAATGAACTGGCAAAAGAATTGTTGGAGGCGGTCAAGTGATCGAGCAGGGAAGTGCTGAATGGTTGGCAATTAGGCTTGGCAAAGTAACCGCTAGTCGGATTACGGATGTCTTGGCTAAAGGTAAGTCGGGCGAGGCTGCTACGAGGGAAGATTACCGCACAGAATTGGTAGTCCAAAGGCTCACAAACGAACCAGGAGAGTCGTTTACCAATGTGGCAATGGAATGGGGTATGCAGACCGAGCCAATGGCTAGAATCGCTTATGAAGCGCAGGCCAATGTATTTGTAGAACAGGTTGCTTTTGTAGATCATCCTACGATAGAATGGTTTGGATGTAGCCCAGACGGACTGGTTGGTGAAACTGGTTTACTAGAGATTAAATGCCCTAATAGCAAAACGCATATTAAGTACTTATTAGCTGGTAAACCGCCAGCAAAGTATGTACCACAGATGCAATGCCAAATGGCAGTAACAGGCCGAGAGTGGTGTGATTTTGTAAGCTACGATCCACGCTTGCCGGAAGATTTACAGTTGTTTGTAGTGCGCCTTGAGAGAGATGAGGAATACATTAAGGCGATGGAAGCAGAAGTAGAGAAATTCCTCGGTGAAGTGAGTGAGATGTATTCTAAATTGAAAGAGAGAAAATAATGGCTTTTGAAATGAAAGAGGGAAGTGGAGCGCTATTTAAAAATGAGCGCAAAGAGAAGGATACGCATCCTGATTACACAGGTTCAATTATGGTCAATGGCAAAGAGTATTGGTTGAATGGCTGGATTAAAGAAGGCAAAAAAGGCAAGTTCTTTGGCATTGCGATTGGCAAACCAAAAGAGCAAAGTAACTTTAAAGCTAAGGGCGATGATGAAATGCCTAAGCCTGCTCCCGATTTGGATGATGATATTCCATTTTAAGGAAATGATATGAAAAAAATATGTATTGGATTGGTAACATATATGTTACTCATGGGCGTAGGATATGCCTGCCAAACAACGACAATTATTGTAAATGGCAAGCTGACTACTTGTACTGTTTGCGGCACTATCATTACTTGTTTCTAATATGCAACAACAAGTCACCGACCTGGTATTAAAGTTTCTAAGGCAAGGCTTTACGATTGAGCAAATAGAGAAGGCGTTTGAAGCGGAACTAGAAACAATCCGTAAATCAGCGCCAATGCTAAAGGCCCAAAAGGAAGCCTCCTTGGCCCCATAAACCCACTAAGAGATAGGCTGCATCCTTCACGAGTTTTTGGCTAGTTCACTTCCTATCAAACTAGCGCCACTATGAATGAAAACCAAAAAAAAGTAAGCGATGATTACCGTGCAAACTGGGATGCAATCTTTAAGAAAGCCATTCAGTCAGAAACTCCACAACCAGTACGATCCACCAGCGAGGGAAGCGGTGACGAAATGGGTAATGATGAAGTGGGGACTGGAGTGTAGGGAAAACCCTAATGTATTTGGAGTAGACTTGCTCGTGTATAGAGCAGAAAAGTTAGTTGGTTATATTGAAGTAGAAGTTCGGAGCTGGGAGTACTGCCACTATCCCACCATTCATTGTGCGAACAGGAAAGAGAAACTATTTCAGCAAGATCTCCCTGTGCTATTTTTTGCACTAACTCACGACTTAATCCATGCGTATTGGTCGAGGGCTGAGGTGATTGAAGGCTGTCCATTGATAGAGGTCAAGAATTTTGAAGTTCCTGCTGGCGAGTTGTTTTTTGATGTCCCAGTCAAGCATTTTAAGTATGTCAATCTTACAGACCCTTTTTAGCCGTTCTTTGCCATTTCTAGGGCTTCTAGGCGTTCTGATTCTGTGCGACTTAGCCAACCCTTACCAAATACAGGAAATGTCTTTAGACCCTTGTAAAACGATGTACGAGCTTCTGAGAACTTATCTATCAATACTTCTACATTAGCCTCGTTTATCTTAGCCATTGTGTTTGGGCCAATAACGCCATCTGCCACTACACCGATTGCGTCTTGAAGTAACTTAACGCTGCGGCCTGAGCCAGAGTTTACTGCCATAGTAAATACTAATAAATCCAAGCCTCTTGGTAGTTTTTCGCAATAGCTAGTGCGCCAGTATTTCATCTCATACATAGGGCCTACGATCTCTGGAGTCAATGCTCGCATTGCTTTCTCGTCTACCTCATGCCCGATCCATTCTTCCCAAACCCTTTTGGTAACTCCAAGGTTAGTCATGCCGCCTGGATCAGACGGATGGTTTACAAAACCGCCCTCATGCTTTAAAACCTTAACCAAACATTCTTGGAAATTATTTGCCATCTTTTGCTTTCATATCCATAATCTTTTCTAATGTCCTGCCACCAAAGTAAAAGCTCATAATCAACATACCCCATTGACCTAAGAGTTCTACATAGGCTTTATTTGTATCTAGGTCAAACGCTGACATCATAGCAAAAATGAAGTAGCCGCCAAGGATAAAAAGTAAAGTCATTGGGCGAATATTTTTAGAAAGCCAGCTATCGCTACTCATGTCGGCTTGCAGTCTTGCAGTCAGTTCGTGCTGCTCTGCGGCATCGGCATTGATCTTGGCTAGTTCGCCATTCTGCTGCATCTCAAGCAGTTTTAGTTTGGCCTGTTCTGCCTGTGCTGGATCTGGAAAGACCTTATCTAGTATCTTGCCGCCAATGTCTAGTAATGCTGTTAATGGAAACATTTAAAAAGCCCTCAAAATAAATTTAAGCCACAGAGTTACTATCAATGCAGCAACAAAACAATAAAACTGTACCCTTCTTACTGCCTTTAAATCATGCTGGTATTCTTCGTTGTTTTTGCGTTCCATGTTTTCAATGTCTAGCTTGATTTTAAGTAACGCATCCCACTCTTTTGCACCGTACTGCTTTACAAATTTAATCTTTAGATCAGCCTCCTCATCGGAGATTTGCTTCTTTCGCTTCCACTCATCAAGCGCTTTAATCAGCGCTCGTTCCTTTTTAAGTTCTGCCTCACGAGCTGCTCGTACTCTTTCTTGCGCCCTTTCTTTGGCTACATCTGTTGCATCTTTTTGTATGTTCTCAATTTGCTTAGAAACTGATTTACCAGCTTCTCGAGCAGAATCCAGCCCAGAACTAAGCCCCTTTACTCCTTCTGTTAAACCTAGCGGATCGGACATAAATTATCATTTTCTAAAAACCATTTCTGAAATATAACTAATGAACGCACCGGCAACAG